CTGGATCGCAAAATGAAAGTAAAGGGAGCACTAAGGCCCCCACTACTATATTACTTTTCTGCACATGCATAACTGTTAATCTCAAGACCAACAGAAATTTCTGTGATGATAGGTTTAGACCACATAGTCAACTCCATTTGTTATGGTTAAACAAACAGTGCTGGTTGCCATTGAATGACCGCAGTCCACTGATCTTTTTATTTTACTTCTTCATATTCTCTCTTGCAACCCCTTTTGTCTTTTCCCAACTACGGAGTCCACCCATTCCGAGTAATGCAATGGTTAGAGAAATAAGTTCACCTGTGTCCACAAAGTTTGGCATATTTATTTCTGGTGCAAACAGAGCTGTGAACCAAGTCATTAGTGGTAAGATAAAGAAGTTTACAAATAAACCGATAGCGCACACCCACATGATTGCAGGCCTTGCACCAGCTACAAACATACTTGGATGTTTAGCTGCTTCGGTGTTAGCTTTAGCCTGTTCTTTTGCCAAAGCATTTGCATGTTTCTCTGACATGGTAGCTATGTCGTGAGCTAGACGTGCCTTTTGGTCTTTGTCTTCTATGAATTTATCAAGTAGCCCAGTGACCGGACCTATAAGTGCTGTTAACATTATTCAATTCCCTCTTGTGCTTGTTCTATCTTATCTAATATAACACCTTTTAGTTGGTCCATCAAAACATAGGCTGAGTTTAAGTTAACACTACCTGCAAAATAATCTATGATAGGTCCTCGATCATCAAACAAAACAGTTATGATACCTGTGGCTTTATATTTATTAACATCTTCTTTAATAACATCTAAATGATCGACGACTATATTTGTAAAATTATCCTGCGGCATTTGACTGACTGCATCTTTTGACATTATGTGCTCAGACTTGTCTTTAAACAGATGCACAACGACATCTTTATCTTTATCTTTATTATCAGTCATTATTAATTAAATGTTTGTAAGGTAATCCGTGTGCCATTTCTGTTACTGTCCATTGTGTGTATGCAAGGTCATTAAATAATTGTTGTCTATCTTCCATCTTTGGGTTCTCAACATCTTCTATAGAGTGGGATGATATCGCATAAGCAAAGTTAAGATTACTAGGTGTAATAACAGGGATACCAGCAAGGAGACTATCCACAGCCCCTCCACTTGTAAACGAGACCGTAGCCCAACAACCTTCCAAATCCATCGCAATCGGGTTCTTATGTCCGAACACCATGCTAACATCTTTTTGTTTTTCCACAAACTCTTCAAATTTAGATAAGTCATAAGATGATATTAACGGATGCATACGAACTCTAACAGGTCTGTCAGATATTTTTTTACACTTAACTATTTCATCTTGTAACCATTTAAGTATATCAACATTAGCTGTCGCCGCATCCCCAGGCAACTGCATAAGAAACATTATATGTTTACCATCTTTTCTCCAATCTTTTATTTCAAGACCAAGATCGGTTCGTATGATACCCCATCTATCTTTGTCAGACTTTTTATTATTAAAATAACCAAGGGTATCCATATAGTGTCCCTTACCTACTCTATAATATTTATGATCTTCAGTTATCATTCGTCCAAGCAATGGGGTTTCAACTACAAGTAAATCACCTTTATGTTTATTAACTATGTCATTTTTTAAAACATGATGTTTAGTAAGTCTATTTTTCCACGATCCAAATATAACGGCTATATCACAATCCATATATTTAGTTGAGTTAGATAAGAACACAAGATTATCTGTCGTCTCTCTAATGCCATGAGTCATAGCTGTCAGTGCATTAATATGTGGCTGATGAACAGCTGAGTTTAAAAATATTCCTACTACTTTACGGGATGTCATCGAAGATCTCCTTGTATGTTGTTTTCTCTATTTTATCTTTTAACCCGTCGTCCCATAATGCTTTAACTAAACCATCACCATGAACGTGAATATCAAGATCTATTTCTTCTCTTTGCATAAGTTTCTCAAAATCTTGAGCTTGAGCTAACAATTCTCCGGTTGTCCAATACGGTTTGTTCTCTTCACCAACCGATACCTTCAACCATTTCTTACGACCGTCTTCAGCTAACTCATCTTTGTTTTCTGGTTCACCTTCGATGCACGAATCAAAACCATACAGATGCATTGTTCTAAACCCAAGAGTATGTAACAAACCGATTGATCTCATACCAGCACACGTGCCTCCGGTGATAAGCAATCTATCTTTAAAAAAGTCCCATCCTTCTATTGCATTACAATAAGCATCCCAAGCTATGACCTTTGCTTTCTTATCAAGTAAGTGCGTGACCACATCAGGATTAGACATAGTTGCCACCCAATACATTACTCGTGGATGTGGTTTAGCTAATAGTTCTTTACGCACAAACCCATGCGTAGATTTTTCGTTAAACGGTCTTGGATCTAATATCGTACAAGCCCACGGTTGGATATTGTTTTCAAGAAGAGTATTGTGGCTGTGCTTAACGCAAACAATTCTTACCCCTCTGTTTTGTAGTTGTTGTATTTCTCTAAAACTTTTTTTAAGGGATGGACCAGCCGACACTATAGCCACCTCTTCATCATTCCACTGACATCGTTTGGTTATAGCTGTAGGCATGCGTTTAGCATTTGTAAGTATATTCATACGAATATCTTCAATAGGCATGCAGTCCTGCGGTGTTACCACTATAGGTTTCTTACTTGATTTTTCTGTCTTTGTTGCTTTGACTTTTGTTTGCGGCGGTTCTTGACCAGCTTGTTCTTGTTTAAATTTAAGCAGACCTTTGTTGTGATACATGTATCTCACAAGTGGTGATGCTTCAAATGCATTAAGGTCAGCACAGTATGGTGATAAGTTATTTACTTGTAAGCCATGCGCTTGATGAAGGTTCATGATCCTAGTAAATACAAAAGCATCATGCCACTCTTTATAATTATAAATCTCACCAGAGTCCCATATTCCAAACAAGTCTGCAAACAAAGCTTTATTAAGCTCTGTCATTTGCATCATAACAAAACCAGCTTCTATATAATTTACTGCCTCACGTCCAAGCACAGCTATATCTTTATCTTTAGGCATCCACGCTTCTAGTTTAGCTTTGGGTATATCTTTGTATGTTACAGTATCGGCATCAATCCATATACCTACATCACACTTTGGTGGATTCTTTACAAAGAACTCATACTCAGTATAGACTTTATATGCCCATCGCTTAACATCTGTTCTCCAGTTTGGAGCATCTTTTGGATCTTTAAATTTTTTAAAAAACTCACACAGTTCTTTAGACACAGACATGAGATCAATAAACTCTACTCTGTCTGAGTCGTATGATTGAAGACCACGTTCTGGCCAATCATTATAATAAGCATAAAGTTTAGTATCTTTAGGCCAGTGTTTAATAAAACTTTCTATACAATCTTTAGCGTAGAGATTCCAGTGATCGCCCCGGAACGATGTTACAAGTGAAAATGTAGGCATTTCATTTCCTTCAATGTTGATCCATGTTGATAATCCATGT